GAGCCTTGCGTCCTTGGTGCCGTGGCAGCTCTTGCAGAGCAGCTGCAGGTTTCCCGGCGCGTTCGTCCCGCCCTTGCACAGCGGCACGATGTGGTCCACCTCCCCTCCCATCCCGGCCGTCCTCCACTTGGCGCCGTCGAACCACGCGCACGCCCTCCCGCACGCCGAGCACCTACCCTTGGTCCTAGCTATCGCCTTCTGCCTCGCGGCCTGATACTCCTTGGTGGAGTAGTTGCCGCGCCACGGCTCGCGCCTCCCACGCGTGCGGTCTCCCTCGGTGGGCTTGCGCTTCGGTCTCGGGCGGCACGGGCATCGCTTGCCCGCCGGTACAATGCGACCGCAGTGCGGGCAGTAGGTGCGCGTGCGGCTCATGATGCCCGCTCCCCGCACGCCTCGACGCAGACCGTCACGAACACCCTTATCCCGCAGTGTGGGCACGTCACCCAGAGCCCAGACGCCGACTCGAACTCCTCGCACGACATGAAGTAGCTCCCAACGGGAGCGGCGCCGCCGCCACAAGAGAGGACGGGGTTGTTGCAGCAACCGACCTCGTTGCCGATCGTGCCACCGAAATCGGTGAAGTGCAGGCAGTTTCGACAGTCAGTCATTCTTCCACCACCCCCAGAGCCTCGCGGATGCGGTATGCGCTATCAACAAGCCATCCGCCTCTTACTGTTGTGCTGAATCTACCGACGCCCTCTTCTTCCATCTCGTCCGCCAGCGCCAGCAGTGCCTCGCGGTCGGCGGGCCGCACGGTGTGCGCGTTCGCGAGCTCCGGGTGCCGGTAGTCCTCGATGGCGCGCATGATGGAGCAGTAGAGCTCGTCCTCGGCCCCGTCCGCGCCCTCGAGGCGCTCGAAGCACCACTCGTAGATGGAGTCGATGCCGCGCCCGGTCGGGTTGCACGCGACGGTGTCGCGACGGCTCTGCGACACGTCGCACGTCGCAGCGGCGTCGGTGTGTGTCGGAGCAGCGCCGGAGCTTGTCGAAGCAGTGTCAGAGCTTGTCGGAGCTTTAGTCGTATCTTCGGCTGACTTAGTCGTATCGCTAGTCGTATCCGGCTCTATGAGGTCGGCGAGTCGGTTCATCAAATCCACTCCGCTGTGGTACTTCTTGTCCCCGAACACAACGTAGGAGATGAGCCACCTTATCGCCGCGCTGCTTCCGTTGAGAGACAGCAGCTCGTACTCGGCCTTGCTCTTAACGCCGTCTCTCATGTTCTGCGCCACCTCGCGGCGCTCGGTGTCAGTAACCATTAGATCACCTTCCCCTCTCTCACGCGCTTCTGGAGGCGCTTCACGGCGGTCACGAGGTCGCCGCGCTCGTCGTCCGGGTCGAGGTCGAGCACGAGCCACTTCAGCTCGGCCAGCTCCTCGGAGATTGGCGCTGCGTTGATGGCCTTGGTCAGCGCGTCCGCCAGCTCCTCGTTTCGCTCGTGGGCGCGCAGGGCGCTCGCCTGCCCGTCCATCTGGTAGCACTCCCAGTAGTAGTCAGCCTTCTGCTGGTACTTGTCGCGCAGCCTCTCGATGCTCATTCGTCCTCCTTTACCAGCGCGTGGCGGTACTCCCCGCAGAAGCGCGACTTGTTATTGCACGCCCACCTGTAGCCGAGCGGGGCGGTGGTGGCCCCGTAGAGGTATCGCCAGCCCTCGGGCAGACGGTCAAGCACTCGGATCATTTACCGCCCCTCTCGTTCCACGCCGCGTCCGCCTCCTCGCGCCACGGCTTGGCCCACTCGCTGTCGGGGTCGAAGCCCCACTGCTTGTTCTTCTGGTCTTGGTAGATCGAGAAGTCGTCGGCCTCATCCTGCGTGCGCACGTGCCAGTCGGTCTTGACGGGCCTCGACCGAGCGCCGCACTTGTTGCAGCGGCGGTAGAAGACGTGCCGGAAGTCCTTCATTGGAATCTCGAACTCAATGCCTCCGCCATACGGCTCGTACTCCAACGCCGTGAGCCCAGCCTCGTTCCTTCGGTACTCGCTGCGGTGCATGAGGCGAGAGCGCGGATGCCCGCAGAACGGGCACGGCTTGATCATATCGGCCATCACTTGCTCACCACCCTCGCGCCGCAGCTGGGGCAGTAGTTGGGTTCATAGTCGTACTCGATTCGACCGTCGCACGCAGAGCAGCAGAGCTCGCATCCGTTGTCGACCATGCGGCACGTCCGCTCCGCGCGGCGGTTCCACGCCTCCACGGCCTCGTCCTCCGAGAGCGCCATCGGGCCGCGCGCGCCGCAGTACGGGCAGCTCGCCGCGTAGAGCGGAACGGTCGCCTCCTCGGCCCCTGCGTCGGTCACCTCGTCCACGACGATGACGCGAACCTCGTCACATTCGCAGAAGAAGCACGGCATCAGCCCCTCGCTCATTTGGCAATCATCCTTCTCGCCTTCTCGTCCAGGCATCGGAGCGCCAGCTCGTTTGCCTCTCTCGACGCGTCGAGCAGCGCGTCCACGGCGGCCCCCCAGTCCGGCCCCGGAACCGACAGCGCCCGCATGGCGCGGTCGAGGGCGCGGCGGGCCTTCGTCACGCGGCCACGGGCCTCCTCAGCGGTCATGTCGCGTCGCCTCCGTCTCGTCTATCCCCACGGCGGCGAGCGCCCTGCGCGCGCACTCGGGGCAGAGGTCGTAGTCACCTACTCCCCAGACCGTGACGCGCGCCCAGCCGGTCTCGTGCATCCCATACGGCTCGTCGGGATCGACGCGCCCACAGTTCTCCCCGTCGCACCTCGTGTACTCCACCGCGCTCATGAGTCCACCTCCCGGTACCTCTCGCACGTCTCGCTTCCGTGAATCTCGAACTCGCTCGCGATGATCTCGTGCCTCTCGTCGCACCAGAAGTCGCCATCTCCGATGTAGAGGCAGTGCTCGCACCACTCGCAGCTCTTCTCGCAATCCATCAGTCGATCACCTCGTACACGTTGCAGTTCGCGAAGTCGATGCGGAACCTGCGCCCGCCCTGCTCCGCGTTCTCGCATCCCTTTGACCACTTGGACCACCAGTCGTGGTCGTTGTATCCGGTCCAGCGCAGGTCGATGAAGTGCCCGGGCATGGTTTCGTCGTACTTCAGGAACCTCCAGAAAAGGTCGTTGCCGAGCATGTCTCGCTCTGCCTGACCTATCAGCTTCTCGGACATTACGCATCACGTCCCTCGTTGTAGTCGCGGTCTAGGGTCTCGAGGTCCATGCGCATCCACTTGCGCGCGTTCTCGGCGTCCCCGTAGCACCCGGCGGACTCGTGCTCGTCTATCTCGGTGCGATAGCGCTCGATGATCTCCCGGCGCCTCGTCCTGTACTCCTCTGCGCTCATGCGTCCCATATGCATCCCTCGCAAAGCTCGTCGTTTTCGTCCTGCTCGTCTATGAGGTGGTCGCTGATCCACTCGGCGCACCTGACCGTGTCGCATGTCGTGCCAAGCTCGTCCAGCATCTGGTCCTGGCACACGCCGTAGTCGCAGCACACGTGGATGAAGCGGCACCCGTCCCAGCTCTCACCCTTCTTCATGTCCATGCCTCACTCGGACAGCGCCGCGATGAGCGCCAGTGCGAGCACCGCCGCCGTCGCGAGGCACATGAGCGCCAAGGACGCGGCCACGAGGCACCCGTCCCGCTTGGACTCCTCGGTGAGGCCCATCTTCCACTCCTCCTTGGTCAGGCTCATTCGCTCTCGCCTCCCTCGGCGTAGTCTTCGGGCGAGATCATCCTCTGCCCGACGATGAGCTTGCACACCGGCGCCTTGTCGCACACCTCGACATCGTAGGTGCCGCTCGACGCGTAGATGGTGCCCACGCGTAGGTCCCGCCACGCGCAGTCGAGGCACGCGGGGTAGATCTCAAGCTTCATTCCCATTCGGTTCCATCTCCCTCTCCATGGCCCGGAGGCGCCTCTCGCACGCCTCCGGGCTGTTGTCATCGGCGCAAAGCCCGCCGTCAGGGCGCACGAAGCACCCGGTCTCTAGGCAGTTGGTCCACGCGTTCGCCAGCTTGCAGAACACGTGCTTGCCGTCGAAACTGCCGCCTCCCCAGATGCACATGTCCGGGTCGGGCGACACGCTCCCGTCGTGCTGCCATCTCATCCGATTGCCCACAGGATGAGGAGGACTATCCCGGCTGCCATGAGCCGGAGCGCCCTGTAGCAGATCCACGCTAGGAGCGCGGGCACGGCCAGCATCACAACGAGCAAGGTGGCGATTGCAGCGCGCATCGGCCTCACTCGCCGCCCTTCTCGGCGTCGAGCTTGTCCGCGTACTCGAGGAGCCGCTTCTTGAGAAGGCTGAGCCCGAGCTGCTCGAGCTCCTGAGCGCGGTATGCCGGGAAGTACCTCCCGCTGCACGCCTCCTCTCCGTCCCTCTCGACCCGCGCCTCGGTGATATTGCGCCCCTTGTCGTACACGTCCATGACGAACGTCTGCGTACCGGTGCGGAGCTGGCACGGCCAGATGCGGGTCTCAACGATCATGGCCTCCTCGCGGCACCATCCGACCCTGATGCGGGCCACCTCGCGCAGGCCCTCCTCGCTCGCCGACTTCTCGCGTGCCTCGTCTGCGGTTAGCCCGAGCCCGTTGTCGCTGCGGCAGAAGTCGTAGACGTCCTTCACGCTGAGGTACGCCGTCTCGAACGGCTCGTTGAGCTTGAAGATCTGAACCTGCCTCGGCTCGACCTCGCCGTCCGGGCTCTCGCCCTTCTTGGCCTCCGCGTCGGCTGCGGCGTTCTCGAGCTCCTCGATCCTGCCGAGAAGCCTCTCGTTCTCCCTCTTGGCGTCCTCGAGCTCGGCGAGGACGTACTGCTCGCAAGTCATGATCTCCATGTCACATTCCTCCCCTGATGGTGATGATTCTTCCGGTCTGCCGGTCCTCAATCTCCCAGCGCCCATAGTCGTAGAGCGCCGGGTGGTGCGGCGGGCAGAGCCTCAGCAGGAGCCCGTCCCACCACTGCTGCTCGAACTGGATGTTGTCCCACACCCAGCGGGGCACGAAGCGCGCGCCGCCGTGGAACCCGTCGTGGCACCCCGTGGTGCCGGAGCCGCATAGGGAGAACAGCGGGCTACGCAGGCTCCACGTACCGTTGGGCGTAACGAGGTTGAAGCGCTCGCCGCGCCCCCTCGGTATCACGTGGTGGCAGCTCTGGGCTGGCCTCCCGCAGATGCAGCACCACTCCTGCGTGCGCTCGTAGTCCCTCGCGCCCTTGCCGGTGTAGCGCGCCCCGACGTGCGGCTTGCCGTAGAGCTCCGCCCTCTCGAGCGAGTGTCCGTTGAGTTGCCCCATCGAGATCATCGGAGCCTCCTGTCCGGCCCCGTCACCTCGATGCGCTCGCAAGCCCCGCCGAGTCTCGAGGCGATGCGCGCACCGGGCATGCCGCCCCACAGCTCGCGCAGCTGCCCGAGGCTGTAGTTGCTCGTGACGATGGTCGGCAGCCCCTCGGCGGTGCGGGCGTCGATGAGGCCCGTGAGCGTCTCGATGGCCCAGTCCGTGGGGCGCTCCGCCCCTAGGTCGTCAAGCGCAAGAAGCGGGACGGCCTCGGCCCTTCTCAGGGCGTCGCGGTCCCCGCCGTTAAACCCTTCGCGGATGCTGTCGAGCAGCTGCTTGGCGCTCACGAGCTTCGCGGGCGGCTTGGAGCCCTTGGAGCGCTCGACGGCTACGCGCACCGCATGGGCCGCAGCGTAGGTCTTGCCGCGCCCCGGCTCTCCCCAGAGGTAGGCGCCGCGCCCGCTCTCGATGAGGGCGCACACGCGCTCGCCCACGTCGCTGCGGGCGCTCATGTAGGCTCCTCGGAGGCCAGCCTTGCGGAGGCGGCTCTCGCGCATCCGGCGCAACGTCTCCCGGTACTCCTCGGTCTGCTCGAAGGGCACGGGCTTGGAGGGCCTGACGCCGTCGGGGATCTCGACGGCCTTGAGCGCGTCAGAGATTCGAGTACTCGTCATTGCTGGCCCCCTTCCCGCCCTGCCGCTTCTGCCACGTGGTGCAGGCCGCCTGCCACGACCTCATGGGGTTGCGCCCGACCTTCCATCCCTTGGACTCGTAGAAGGCCACGAACGCCTCGGGGTCGAAGGTGTAGCCCCTCTCCGCGCAGTAGGCGCGAACCTCATCGACGGAGGGCGGTACGAACCTCTTCTTTGGCTTGGTATGGTCTGGCTTGGTATGGTTTGGTTTGGGTTCGGCATCTTCCAAACCCCCGTTTTCGGTTTCCGAAACCCACGTCTCGATGTCATCGCAAGCGGGGTTTGAACCCTCGGAAGGGGGGGTTTCGCGGTTCTCAAAGGGGTCTTTCGAGTCGCTTGAAGCACCCTTCTTGTTTCCGCGTCCCCCCGTTCCACCGTTCGATATGGCGCGCTTGGAGTTGTCGATGTCCTCGCGCAGGCCCTCGAAGATGGCGTCGAGCGGCCACTCGAGCTCCGGCTCGACGCCGAAGGTTCCGTACTGGGCCAAGGCCCAGAGGATTGCTCCTCGCTGATCCTCCGGGACCTTGGCCACCGTGACGGTGAGCTTCGGAAACCATGTGAACTTGGCTTCCGTCATGGCCTAACGCTCCCAGCTGTACGCGCCCTCGGCGACGTTGACGGTGACGGTCGCGCCGGTGCCGATGAGCGCCTCGACCACGTCGAAGCGGAGCATGTCCACCTCGGGGTGCTCCACGAGGAAGCACGTGGCGATGCGCTGGAGGCGCTTGGCGCTGAACTCCGGCGCCCTGGCCTCGCCGCGCTGGCGCTTGGCCGTGACGGCCATGAGGACCGTGGCGTCCCCGTCCTTCGCGACGATGTCGGCTGCGCCCTCGTCGCACACGTACCTGTAGAACGGCTCCCCGCCCATGCCCTTGTCCCTGACGTAGGACATGGCGGCGAGGTGCGCGATTGAGTAGGTCTTTCCCATGGTCCCTCCTAGAACGGGATGTCCTCGTCGTACACGTCCGCCGGATCGTCGGCCTGCTGATGCTGCTCCGGTCGCTTGCCGCCCGAGAAGTCGATGTCCTCGCAGATGACCTCGAGCTTGCTGCGCTTCTGGCCGTCCTTGGTCTCCCAGCTGTTCTGGTTGAGGCGACCGGCCACGGTGACGTGCGAGCCCTTCTTCAGGAAGCGGCTGACGCTCTCGGCGCGCTGGCCGAAGATGGTCACGTCCACCCAGTTGGGCTTGTCCTGCCACTCGTCCCCGCGCTTCACGCGGGTGTTCACGCACACCGAGAAGCTCAGCACCTGCATCCCGCTCGCGGTGGCGCGGAGCTCCGGGTCACGCCCGAGGTTTCCGCTGATGGTCACTCGGTTGATGCTCATTGCTGTGCCTCCTTGCGCGCCTTCTCCTCGGCGCTCTTCTTCTCCATGTCGCGGAGGTACTTGCCGAACTCCACGAGCTGCTCGTCGGTCAGGTCGTTCATGGTCTGCACGTTGAAGGTGGAAACCATGTAGGTGTCCGTGGTACCGGCGCTCACCCCGTTCTCGATGCACTTGGCCGCGAGCTGGGCGCACTTGGCGAGCATCTTCTTGCGGCGCTCCTCCGGGCTCGTCTCGGGCTTGTCCTTGCCGGTCGCCTTGGCCGCAGCGCGACCGGAGTTGCTCGGCGCCTGCTTGGGGCCGGTGTCGCCGTCGGTGTCGTCCTCACCTGCGAGGCCGAAGGCGGTGAGCAGTGAGTAGCGGCGCGCGTAGGTCTCGCGCTTGCCGAACTCCTGCGGGTCGCTGTCGTACTCGTAGGGCTTCGTGTCGAGCACGAGGCTCTCGGAGCCGTGCATGACCACGGTCCGCACTCGCATCGTTCCGTCATCGGTCTTCTCGCACGGCTGGGTGAGGAAGATCCCGCGCGAGTTGAGCGGCTTCTTGATGATGTCCACGACGGTGTCGAGCGTCGCGTACTTGTACTTCTGGTAGCCCCTCTGGCCCTCGCGGCTCTTCTTGGGGTTGGGCATCTCGGCCTGCGCCTCGGCGAGGAGGGTCGCGAGGCTCTTGGTCTCCTCGGCCATCTACTCCACCACGCCCTCGATCAGGGCGACGGCGTCAACGGACGCGAGGCGCGGCCCGAACGCTCGCATGACGTCCTCGGGCTTGCAGCCGCGCACCGCCGCCGTCTTTGCCGCCTTGGGGTTCCAACCGGCCCACTCGACTACCTCGCCGGTTGGCTTGTAGACGACCTGACCGCCGATGAGGTCGAACTGGTTCTCCCAGCCCTTCGCCGGGGCCTCCTGCACGAGGCCGACCTGCCGCAGGAAGTCGAGGGCCGCTGGCATCTGCTCGGCGTAGATGAACGGCGCGGGCTTGGAGTAGCTGATGCCGACCTCGCCCACCTTCTCCCCGCCGACGAGGATTGCCTTGCGGTCGGTGCCGTTCTCGGCGTAGGCGTCCATGATCTCCGCGCGTGCCTCGTCCTTGGCGTCCTTCAGCGCTGGGGTGACGCGCTTGTCGATTGCAACGAGCAGGGCAAGCTGCTCATCCTTGGTGATGTTCATTACTCGCTCCTTTCGGTGAGCATGTGGGACTCGTCCTCGATGGGGTCGTAGATCTCGCCGGTCTCGACGTCCACGTTCGCGGGGCGCTCGATTGGTTCCTCGTCAAGCGGAAGCGGCTCGGCCTCGTACTCGCCAAGGTCGAGTTCCTGCTGCTCGCTCTCGATGGTCAGGACAACGGTTCGACCGGCCTGCTTGATGACGTCGAACGCTCCTGCGGCGTCCGTGAGCACCTCGAGCTGAAGCACGGCCACGCCGCCCTTGACGGTCGCCTGCTTGAAGTGAGCCTTGATGGTGGTGGAGCTCATTTGGCCTCCTTCTCGTATCTCTCGCTGTAGTACTCGACGCGCACCCTCACGAGGCACTCGTCGCTGTACGGGGTTCTTGGGTCGAACGTCACGCCGAGCTGCGTGATCTGGCAGTCATCGCGGTAGGCAAGCCCGTTGAGGCTGTCGCATATAACCTTCGCGAGGTTGTCCGCGTCCGGCTTCATGAGGTCGGGGCGCCCAGCCCAGTACTTCGGGTTACTCTTGGCGAGCGGGCGCTGGACCTCGATGTAGACGCGCACCTCGGTATCGAAGTCCTGCCAGCGGTCGCCGACGGCGGAGAGCCACTGGGCCTTGATGGACCTCTCGAAGCGCTGCGTCTTGCTCGGCGTGTAGGTCCGGAAGCTGCGCGTGTCGAACTTCGGTCGCAGCTTTGTGGGAACCTCCGGGAACGCCATGACGCACTCGGCGGCGCCGACCCTCTTGGTCCTCCAGCTCATGACAGCCTCGCCGTCGTGTACTGGTCGGCGTCGCTCCTTGCCACCCTCATTCGGATGGAGTGGTCTTGCTCCATCGCGATCCGCGCCAGATAGGGCGCGAGGTGGTTGGGGAGCTCGATGCCGAACATGATGCGCATGCCGTAGATGCACCGGTTGGGGCTGGCCTTGCCGTCGTGCGTCTTGGCGCACTCTCGGCGGGCGTTGGCCTTGTACCAGCCGAACTCCTCGGGGTGGGCGTCCACCCAGGCACGTGCGTCCGCCATGCGCTGCTCGCCCTTGCCGTCGAGGCCGGGGAGAGCCATCTGGTCGCTGGTCGGCTTCATGCTCCTCACATGACCATCCCCTGAGCGGTCGCGACCGCTGCGTCCATCGTTGGGATGACCAAGAGCCAGAGGACGGCGCCGAGCACCAGAGCGGTGGCGGCGAAGCCGACCAAGACGCCGAGCCTGAAGGCGCGCATCTGGTTTTCCCGCTGGATTTCGGCGGGGATGCGCATCACATGCGCTGGCATGCGCGTCTGGCGTGTTACGCTGTTCGCGGCCTGTCGGCCGTTCCGGGCGCTCGTGCTGTGGTAGGTGGGGGTGCCCGGATATTTCTTTTGCTTGGTCACGTTCTCTCCTTTCTTACGTTTCCGCAGTTGCAACTTGGTGTCACGAAAGTGTCACGACTTTTTGAGCTTTTTTCTGGCCCTGTGCTTCGCGCTGTAGAGCCTCTGTCGCTCGCGGTTGACCCTCTCCTCCCGTCTCACCTCCTCCTGAAGCTCCCGTACCTCTTCGGCGATCCGCTCGTTGCGAAGCTCGCGGGTGCAAGCGACGCACCAGCCCGTCTTGGGCGATAGCGGCGTGTGCACGCGCATCCCGCACTTCGGGCACTGCCACGCCCTGCGGAGTGAGAGTCCGTAGCGCTTGGCCTGAGCCTTGACGGATTGGACGGTGCGGCCAAGGGATGCAGCAACCGCCTCGGCGCCTTCGTCGGCGTGCTCTTCGAGGTACTTGATTTCTCGGGTAGTCCACTTCACCTGACCGGCTCACCTTCTTCGAGCCATTGCAGGTAGAGCGCTGTGAGGAAGTCGCGCATGTACTCGATGCGCTCGTTGATTTCCATGGCGAGCCCTAGCAAACCTGCTGGATAACCGCGAGGCGATAAAACTCGTCAAGCGACATGCCGAGGATGCGCGACATGTTGAAAGCCTCGGAAAGGCTGAACTCGTTTGATCCGCGCATTTTGTTAAACAACGACGAGCGGCTCATCCCGAGCTTGTCGGCAAACGCGCCCATTGTCATTTGGTTGGCCTCGACATACTGGCCTACCTTCTCTTGCAGGGTCATCTCTCTCCCTTCTCTCGCGTACAAAACTTTGTACGCCTGTTAGTATTGTACAAAGTTTTGCACCGTGCAATACTTTGTACGTGTAAATAATTGTACTCTAAGAGAGGCGTGAGATGAAGTACCGGGACGTGCTTGCGCACTACCTTGAGCAGAAGGGGATGACGCCTGCTGAGCTTGCGCACGCCATTGGCTCGCCGCGATCAACTATCAATGCACTTTTGAAGGGGAGGGCGAAGGAGCCAACGCTGGGGAAGGCGAAGGCTATAGCAGATGCCCTAGGTGTTTCGCTTGAGGAGATGGCACGGATGACATACGAGGAGGATCAATGAGCCTTACGAGAAGAGAGTTCGTTTTCGTAACAGGAACTGCCCTTCTGGGCCTTTCCGGTTGCACCGGCCAAACGCAAGAAATGGGCTCGAATCAGGTGAATGAGCCAGCAACCACAGATGCAGTGTCTGAGGCTGAGCCGATTGATCTTGAGGTCGTTGAGTCTGGCTTTTACTTCGACTCGTACGGAAGCGCGCACTTTGCAGCGATCGTGAGCAACCCGAACTCATCGTGGGCAGCGGAGAACATACACGTGACCGTTGCAGCTCGCGACTCAGATGGCAACGTTGTCGATACGCTTGACGACTACATCACCCTGATGTTCCCGGACGGTCAGACCGCCATTTGCGGCGACATGGGCGCACCGGATAGCACCGCGAGCCTGGACGTAACCGCTTCGGTTGGTTCGAGCGGTTGGACGAAGCAGGACATAACCCAGAAGGATTTCTACGACCAGCTTCCCATCGAGAACATCACCGAGAGCGTTGACGAGTGGGGAGAGACCACCGTTGCTGGTGAGATCGCCAACAACACAGAGGGAACCTTCTCGGGCACCCGCGTGCAGGTGGTGTTCCGCAACGCCGACGGCGGAATCGTGGGAGGCACGTACACGTACGTCAACGGCGAGCTTGCCCCCGGCTCAACGGCCCCGTTCTCTACGATTTCTCATGAGGTTCCCGAGCATGCGAGCGTTGAGGCCTACGTTGACTGCGGCTGGCCTATGACCGAATAAAAGAACCCCGGTGCGTCCGCCAAGACACATCACCGGGGCAGCAAACCCCTCCTAGAAAGGAGGCAAGCACATTATGTCACAGAAGACCGCCGTTCTCTACGCGCGGTTCTCGTGCTCCAAGCAGCGCGAGGAGTCTATCGAGGGCCAGCTCAGGGTGTGCCGCGACTGGTGCGCCCGCGAGGGCTACGCCATCGTCGCGGAGTACTGCGACTATGCAATCTCGGGTACGACCGACGAGCGCCCGCAGTTCCAGCAGATGATAGCCAACGCCGGTGAATCGGACATCGTGCTCGTCTACATGATGGACAGGTTCAGCCGAGACCCCTTCGACGCGCCCATATACAAGCGCGAGCTTCAGAAGAGGGGCGTGAGGCTGGTCTCCGCCCTCGAGGCCATACCAGACTCGCCCGAGGGCATCATCTACGAGAAGCTTCTCGAGGGCCTAGCGGCGTGCGAGTCCCGCAAGACCTCCGTGCGCGTCAAGCGGGACATGACCACCAACGCCATGAAGTGCAGGACGAACGGCGTGCGGTGCTTCGGCTACAGGACCGGCGATGACGGGCGCTACGAGATAGACCCCGACGAGGCGGAGATAGTCCGCGAGGTGTTCCGCCGCCGCGTCCACGGGGAGACCGTCAACTCGATAGCGATGGACCTTCGCCGGAGGGGCGTGGTGTCGAGGGCTGGCAACCCGATAAAGGACACGTTCGTGAACCACATGCTGCACAACGAGAAGTACCGGGGCATCTACTCGTGGGGCGGCGTCACCAAGAAGGACGGCATGCCGAGGATAGTGAGCGACGAGACGTTCAGGAGGGCTCAGATGGTCAAGAGCAAGAAGCAGCGCCGCAACGAGGAGTGGGGCGAGTTCGCCCTTTCCGGTCGCGTGATCTGCTCGGCGTGCGGCCGCAACATGCGCGGGGTGTCCGGGCGCGGCTCCTCCAATCGGAAGTACGAGTACTACTCCTGCGGCAGCTGCAAGGAGGTCAGGCCCGTCCGCCGCGACTGGCTTGAGGGTTCCATCATTGACGCCCTGCGCGAGCTGCTCTCCCAGCCCGATGAGGCTCGTAGGATAGCCGAGATGTGCGTCGGCGCCGGGGAGCCCAAGGAGGTGGCCGAGCACCGGAAGCAGGCCGCAGCGGCGCTGAGAGCGGCCGAGACCGGCCTGTCCAACATCCTGAAGGCCGTGGAGCAGGGCATCGTGGTACCGGGCACCAAGGAGAGGGCGGAGGAGCTCGAGGCCCAGAAGGAGCGGGCCGAGCACGAGCTCGCCATGTACGACCGCAAGGTGTTCAGCGTGGAGAACTTCACCCGGTTCCTGCAGTTCGGCGCCACGCTCACCGACGATCTGCTCCTGCAGGGCTTCGTGTATCAGGTGATGGTCTCCGATGAGGAGGTCGTCGTGACCATGAACTTCGACGCGGAAAAGAACGAACCCGCGAGGTTGAGGCTCTCGCGGGTTCGTACTTCATTCGAATGGTGCCCCGTTTGCAAAAATACTCGAACGATGATGGCCGTCCTGAACGGGGCCGTCTACCTGCGCTTCAGCCGCGCGGCCTAGCTCGCGGGCTTCATGACGCCAGCGGTGACCATGGCGTCGCGCAGGGAGATGAACTCGGCCTTGGTCGGCGTGTCACCGGCGGGGTCGGCCACGTAGTCGGCCTGCGTGACCTCGCTCTCGGGGAGCCCCTCGATGTAGAGGCTCACCTCCTGAGCGCCCTTCTGCTTGGTCGGGGTGTACTTGGCGTTGATCGTCTGCATGGCTTCCTCCTAGTACTTGAGCTTCTGGCCGGGATAGATGGTGTACGGTGCCGGGATGCCGTTCTTGCTCGCTATGTCTTTCCAGCTGACGCCGAGCTTGGCGCCGATGCCCGAGAGCGTGTCGCCGCTCCTGACGGTGTATGTCTTGGAACCGCCCTTGCCGTTGATGATGCCCTGAGCCTCCTGATACTTGCCGCCGCACGCCTCGATGACGGTCTGCCGCACCGGGTTGTTTCCGTACTTCCCGGCCTTGATCCACTCGGCGAGCGTGGACGCGGATGCGTCGTGGGTGTCGTTGATGAAGCCCTGGACCTCGTCGTAACGGCTTCCGCAGTAGTCCTTACGCGCATCGCCGTTGATGTTGTTCGTGACGATGTGGTACACGATGTCGAGCGTGGAGCCGGAGGGCGTCACGCCCCCAAAGCCAGAAGCGGAAGAAGAACCGGAGCTGCCGCCGTCTGAAGCGCCGCCCCCGTTGCCGGAAGAAGCATCTCCTTTAGGGTCGGCGTACTTACCCCACGCCTCGCGGTCACCATAGAACTTGTTGAGGTCGAGGTTGCCGCTGTAGCCGGACAGGCGCCCGCACGAGCTGTACTGGCGGATGGCGCAGGAGTAGGCACCCTCGTTCCAAGGCGCGTCCTGATAGCCGGTCGCCTTCATGTCGGCGTACTGGGCGATCCAGAGGCCGCAGTTGAGGGCGTCCGCCACCTTCTTCACCTGAGCCATGCGGCTCTGCTGCACGTAGATGACGGGAGGTATGCCGGTGCGGTCGATGACGCGCTGCGCGACCTGACGCAGGTAGTCCTCGTTACCCCATGCCGCGTTCTGGTTGCTCTCCCAGTCGAGGCAGAGGATGCCCTCGCCGACCCAGTTCTTGATGTTGTCGATGAAGAAGTCGGCCTCGCCGATGGCGCCCGAGCCGTCGATGTAGTGGTAGACGCCGAAGAGCTTTCCCAGGGCGCGCGCCTGCTCGACCTGACGCGCGCAGTCGGGCGAGACGTAGGTCTTGCCCTGCGTGGCCTTGGCGATGACGAAGTCGTAGGGTACGACGTCGAGGTCGATGCCGCTCTGCCAGTTGCTGATGTCGATTCCGTTTAGAGCCATTGCTCGCTCCTCCCTATAGAGATGAAGTAGGCCCAGTCCACCTCTTGGAACCGGGCTCTGTCGATGATCACTGCCGTCACGCTGCGCGGGTCGTGGATGACGATCTCGTCCCCGTCCACGCCGCAGAGAAGCACGATGTGCCCCCCGTAGGACGCCCCATCCTCGGTGAGCCTCCCGGTCATGGAGCCGAACACCATGCGACCCCGCGCGCACTCCTCGATGGCGCGCTCCCGGTCCTCGTACATGACGGTGTAGTCGAGCGACCGGTCCTGCTGCACCATCCACTCGCAGAACCCCGGCATGTAGTTCTGTCCGTCCTGAACGCATGAGTTTCCGACGAGGTTGAGGAGCATCGCCGGTGTGCACGTCTCGCCGGACAGGTGCTCCCAAGCCATTGCCGCGCACGTGAGGCCGCACCCTGATGTGGCGAGGTCCGCGTCGGCGTATGGCAGCCCGCCCCACCGCTCGTCCGCCTGGTAGTAGAGCGGCGGAACGTCCGGGGCGGGCGTGTCGTACACGACCGGCATCTCCTCCGGCTCCTCCACGGCGGGCTGCGGCTGCGTGGCGACCGCGAGCGCGCCGAGGAGGAAGATGGTCACGAGGAGCAGCGCTACCGCTGCTTTGAGAGCGGGCTTGTGCCCTCCTCGACCTCCGGCACGCCGACGATGCTCGTCAGCACGGAGGCGACCGCAGCCGTTGCCGCAAGTGCGGCGATCTGCGGCCAGTCCAGAGCGGTGATGGCGACCACGGTCGTACCCATGGCTGCGAGGGCCGTCTGCGCGGAGGTCTTCACCGCTCGGACGCCTGCGGCGATGCACCACTTCTTGATGCTTTCCTTGGTCATAATGGAGCCCCTTTCTCCTAGTCATCGCACGCCGCCTTCCGGCGCACGACGATTGCATGAACCTCATCGAGCTGCTTGGCCATGTGGCTGGTTGTCGTGTCGATTCGCTCTGCCGCGACCTCCGTGCGCTCCAAGCGCCCTCCCATCTCGTGGCTTCGATCCTTGGAGTCGCCCACCTGCGTCGATAGGACCTCGAGGATTCGCGTCTGCGCCTGCTGGCCGTTCGACAGCGTCTCGATGACGCGCGTCTGCTCGTTCTGCGCTGCCACCTGCTGCTGTGTTGTCTTGATGCGCTCGCGCTCGCGTGAGTCGAGGGCCTTGTCGGCGGCCTCCTGAACCTCGATTCGGTAGCGCTCGATCTCGAGCTTCTTCTCCTCGATGGCGCGCTCGTTCTCGAGCTTCTTCTCCTTGAGGGCTCGGCGCTGCGGCATGCCCCACTTGACGACCACGAAGCACACGACGACCACGACGAAGGCGAGGAGCGCCGCTATCGGCTCGGCAACGGCGGCCGCCTCGAAACCCCCTGCAAGCTCGTCTCCCATTCGGCCTCCAATGCCTCCGGCGATGTTCGGCGAGATGGTAATCGCGGCGTGAGATTGCAAAAATCCCAGACGATGAGAGAGGACGTCGCGAGAACGCGCGTCTGGGATTTTTCGGTTTGAAGGGACGAGAGATGCTGTTCGAGACCGCCGTTGAGAAGTACTGGGAAGACAAATCGAAGAGGCTCAGGGGCAACACGTTGGAGGGCTACGCCTCGGCTATAAACAGACATCTCATGCCCGCGTGGGAGGGCCGCGAGGTCGAAGGGATAACGCACGACGAGCTTCAGGCGTGGGTGGACGGGTTCGAGATGGCCGGTGCCGCCGAGAAGGCCTTCAAGACCTTCAGGCAGATCTACAGGTGGGTCATCCGCAAGGCCCATCTGCGCATATGGGACATCACGCAGGGAATCGAGCTGCCCGAGACGCCGAGGAGGCGCCGACCGGTGCTCACCGCCGAGCAGGAGCGCGAGACGCTCAGGGGCATACGCGGGCAGGAGTGGGAGGCCGTCGTTCTGTGCGAGGCCGCGCTAGGGCTCAGGCGCTCGGAGGCATGCGGGCTTGACTGGTCGGACTTCGACTGGCGCCGGGGCTGGGTGCACGTGCGCCGGGGCGCGCACTGGGTAGGCGGGGAGCTGGTGGAATACGACACCAAGACGAAGCTATCGGACAGATGGCTGCGCGTGCCGAGGTGGGCGCTCTCAAGGCTCCGGCAGCTGCGCGGCGCCCTCCGCTCGGGGAGGCTGCGCGGCGCGCTCGCCCCCCATCAGATAGCGGGGCGCTTCCAGCGGTTCTGCCGCCGCTTCGCCCTCCCGTGGGTGCCCATGACCTGCCTCAGGCACTCATGGGCCACGATAGCCCTTGAGGCGGGAGCGGCGATAGAGGACGTCGCGGTTGCACTCGGGCACACCGGCGTGGACACCTGCGTGCAGCACTATTTGATGAGCTTCCGGACGGTCGTGGGTCGAGCCGCCGATGCCTATGAGGAGGCGATGCTTGCGGCTGCATAGCTTTCCGTATCCCAGAACACCGATGACATCGCCGCCCTGGGACAGATGACGAGCGTGAGGCAGGACCAGACGTGGGATGACATCGACGTGACGGCCTATGAGATTGCGGGCATCGTCACCGTGACCGTCGAGCGGTGGAATCAGTCCGGCACTGCCACCATCTTCGCGACGCCCTCCGTCGCGGGCCACATCAAGGCGGGCCACAGGCCGTCGAGGGCGTACAGGCAGCCGCTCGGCACCAAGAACGACGGCTCGTGGCTCTATATGGAGGTCGATGCGGCGGGCGCCGTCAAGATCGGTTCGCTCTACGCGCCGGGAGACTCGTCTACATGGGGCGTCTTCTCAGGCTCCCTGAGCTACCCGGTAGGCTAGCGGATCGGGAACACAAGCTCGCCAAGATAGTATTTGGCCGTCGTGGACGTCCAGACATCCAGATACCATGCTCCGCTCTTCTTCGTGAGGGACATGAAGCCCGATTGACCCTCAGACGGTTTCCCCCGATAGGAGAGCGGCGCGGAGAACCCGGTATTGCTCGAATCCGACAGCAGAGAGTCATCCGGCACCATCCCGTCCGGCATGGTGTAGGTCGTATAGCCGCTCGCCTTGTCCGACGCGATATTATCGGCGATGATGATTCCGATTTTGCCGACCCTTATGCATGCGATCCAATCGTCTATCGCTTGGGATACGGAAAGCTACAGAGCGACGATCCTCGTCAGGCTTGCACCCACGCCGTCAACGAACACCAGCGGCTCACCCAGCTTGTATGCGAACTCCGAGTAGGAGCAGTACCCGTAGGAGAAGCTCAGGCGGTCCCCGTCGATCGTGGGCCGGAAGCGCACCATGGTCAGCCTCTCGCTCTCGGTGATTCCCCACGCCATGGCGGCGTTCTGCCCCTGGCGCGGGGCGCAGACCCCCGTGCCGACGTGCTTGCCCTTGACGGAGAAATCGAAGAGCAGGACCTTGGCCCGCGACAGGCCCGGAAGCTCCACATCGAGCGAGGATGCGCTGCCCTCCCAAAGAACATGGGATACGGAAAGCCGTCAGCAGCTGAAGGCGACCGTCAGCTGATACGGCTGCTGGTCCTTAGCCGTCGTTGCGACGGCAAAGCTGATGGAGCTGCCGTTGAAGGTGAAGGCGACAAGCCATGCGTGACCGTTCCGCACGCCGCCGAAGCATACGCCCTCGTTGCTCGCGACGAGCCCGCTCGGCAGATTGACGGTCACGGTCTCAGAAAGCCATATGCCGCCCGACTGGCTGGAAAATCTGAGGGACCTCCCAGCTTTGCTAACGGGCACCTGCACGATGGCGATGCCGAGGCCGCTGAGCCTCCATGCGTCACACTGGACGGTGCCGCCGTTATACGACGCCGTGACCCCGCTCACGGTGATACGCTTGGCCCCAGAGGGCAGGTCTGCCTGAACTTGGGATACGGAAAGCTAATAGCCCTTGATGATGGTCCAACCGATTGTGAGGCTCTTGGTCTGCCCGCCGCCGCCCTGCCCTGTCGGCGTGAGGGCGGCGGCGTTGAGCACTCCTCCCCGAGGCATCTTCTGGACGAACGGCACCACGATCACCTGACACGCTTCCCATCTGACGTTCGTCGCGTAGAACTGGTCCCTCGTGACGTCAAAGGGGCGCCCGAGTATGTCCTCGACCTCGTCGTAGGACAGGCAGGACGTAATGTACGCCCAGTCGGTGCCGCTCGGCTGCTTTATGCTCTTGGTCACCGTCCCGGTGACAATCCGGGATACGGAATGCTATCGCACGGGGAATGTCACGCTGCCCGTATAGTACTTATCGGCTGTTGAGGTCCATATCGTCACGCCGCGGGTCTCTGTGTTAACGGTGATCATGCCCGACTGGCCGCCTGATGCTGAGCCCCTGAAGGCCAGCGCGGCGTTGTACGAGCCAAGAGCCGTCTCTGCGGGGACCACGCCATCAGGCAGCGTGCCGAGCGCGGTATACGACCCTGCAGGGTTTGACGCAACGAAGTCGACGCACACGGTGGCTATGGCCCCCGTCGCCATACAGACGCAGCCTTGTGCAATCTCATGGGATACGGAAAGCCGTCAATGAAGGAATATGGCGTAGTTTATTCGGATGACGCCGGTAGCATGCCCACTCAGGTGGCATCCTATCGTGCCTGATTCGTACCAGCATCCGAGCACCTTCGCGTTGCCCTGCGCGGCGGCGTCTCCGTTCATCGCGGCGAGGCAGTCGTATGTGTTGTTGAACGGCGCCCCGAACTTATCCGTGAACTGCTCTCTCGTCCAGAGCGTGAGCCTGTCGCTTCCTGCTGAGGCCGTCCATATGCCGGTGCCGATGATGATTCTGGGTTGTTGGGATACGGAAAGCTATCGTGCGACGATTAGGTAGTTAATCCTGATCTTTCCCGAGCGCGCGCTGTCGAGGGAGAAGATTATGGTCTTTGATGACGGGACGTAGCTCGTGCCCTTCACCGGCGCGTTCACAGCGTCGACGTCGCCGTTCATCGCATACACGCAGTCGGACGCCTGGTCGAAGCTCCTTCCGACCACGGAGCGGTACTCAGAGTCGGTGAGGAACGTCCCGTATCCTGCGTTGTTGAGCGTGATGACCTTCGAGCCCGAGAACACACGTCGCATCTGGGATACGGAATCCCGGACCTCAGCGATCTCACCCTGAAGCTCGCTCATGGACATGAGGACGTCGAACATCGCCTCCGGCTCTCCCACGTTGATGCCGTCGAGCGGGATGCGCCACAGCGGCATGTACGCCTCGGTCGCGCCCTCGAGGATGTCGCCCGACGGGATCTCGGGGTCTTCCGCCTCCTGCCCGGAGGTCGGCGTGCCCTTGAGCACGACGAGCTCGCCGGACTCGTGGCCCTCGGAGGATGTGGTGAAGTGGGCGCAGATCACGTCGTTTCGGCGCTGTGACTGGGTGCCGGACTGTATCGTCACCTCCTCGGGCATGGCCACGCGGAAGGCGCGGCCGTACATGATGCCGACGCCGGTGCCCAACAGAGCCGTGTTGGCGCCCTGCATGGTGCACGAGAGCCTGTCGCCGACGCCGGTCACGTAGCACTCGTTGCCCGCGATTCCTGCGTAGATGGTGCCGTCGTCCGCCGAGCTGACGTGGGCGGTGCCGTCCCCTGCGGTGATGATCTCCATCTACTTCTCTCCCTTCAGAAAGCTGGCGAAGTCCTTGTCGTGCGCGGCCACGAGCATCTTGTACTCGCTCAGGCACGTCGGGCAGAGCGTGCACGTCGCCTCGTCAAGGGACGAGTTGATGCGCTTGGGCTGGCCCCACTCCTTCACGTAGCTGTCGCCCTTGGGCGCGAAGTGCTTCTCGCCGCAGCGGTCGCACTCCCACTCCGTGATTCCCTCGATCTTTCCCATTTCGACTCCTATTCGTAGTCCTTCACTTCTATGTCGCCGTCGGTCCTCGGCGTGACCGACACCGTACCGGCCGAAGCCTCGACCACGACGCCCGTGACCCTCGCGCTCGCACGGATGCCGTACTTCGGAGAGGTCGCCGAGAGCGTGTCGCCGATGGAGACGTCCACGCCCTCCGGGACGGTGATCTTGACGGAGTCCCTCTGTTCCTGATACTCCCGGAGCTTCTTCTCGCCGCCAGACCTGAGCTCGTCGCCCTCGCTGCTTGACAGCTCGTAGACCTCGGAGCGGTGCGCGAGGCCGAAGATGCTCTGGGTGGTCGAGACGTTGCCCTCATCGTCCGCGTACAGGTCGATGACCTCGCGCTCCTGCATCTCGCCCTTGCCCAGCACCACGAGGTGGTTGACGGGCCGGTACCCGCGCTTGGCGTCGAAGCCGACGCCCTGCGTCTCGTCTATGGTCGCCGGGGCCTTGGCGTAGAGCCTCACCTCGCCGTCCGCGCACTCCATCCCGAGGGCTAGGCCCGCCGAGGAGAGCGCGCCGACGATGGCCTCGTAGAGCGTTGCGAAGCGCGGGACGGTGTAGGACACCGAGCCCGTCTCCCCCTCGGGGACCGCGAACGGTGCGCCAACCCCGCACGACGAGAGGAGCGCGGAGATGCACTCCTCGGCGGTGCCGGAGACGGCGAGGTGCGACTGGCCGCTCGGCGGCCGCGTGACGTTCTGGTCGAGGACGCCGGTCCACGTGACGCCGTGGTAGGAGACGCTCTCGCCGCCGTCGCCCATGACCGGCTCGTCCTCGTCAACGACGCCGCCGTACTCAGTGCCGGGGAAGAACACGGCCTCCATACCGTAGACCCTCTCGGGCGTGGTCAGCTCGAAGTCGTTGTCCGTGCCGAGCCCCATCTCGAGGTCCAGCTCGAAGTCCTCGGTGGCGAGGCGCTTGGTCATGTCCGTGGATGCGATCACGAGCAGCACGGCACCTCTCCCTCCTCCTCGTACAGGTACGCGTCGAAGCCGAACGCGCCGTTCCAGCTCAGTGGCTGGATTCCCGGCTTCACCGGCTCGAAGGCGTACTCGCCGGAGCCCTCGCCCGTGCCGAGCACGAGACCGGGCATGGCGTTGGTGGACGAGCCATGCTGCGATGTGAGCACGGCGGTCTTGGCCACGCCGTCTATCGTGAGGTAGGCGCCCGACGGCACGTCCCCCTCGTAGGCGTACACGTTGCCGCCGATCGTGATGGACGGCGAGGAGACCGGCCCGAAGATGACGAGCTTGCAGGGCGCCGGGAGGTACCCGGGCTGCGTGAGGCTCTTGGGCGTGGAGACAACGCCGTATGCGTAGGGGTAGCCGTGCGGGTAGCCCTTGCCCTCTCCCGTGTCGAGCGGGAGGTCGAGCGGCATGAAGTGGGTCAGGTGCTCCCTGCGCCACACCCCGTCGAGCAGGGCCACGGTGAGGGTGAGCTGCACGCGCGACGGCCTGAGCACCTCGTTGGAGGACTCAGGCACGAGAGCGCGCTGCGTCCAGCCGTTGAGGTCGATGACGCCCGGGGAGTTCGCGGCCATGTCGGCCTCGAACACTCTGCGGGCCTCATCGGCAGCCTCGGGCGTGGCGCTTACCTGCATCGTGACCTCCTTGGCGGGCCGCGAGAGGTTGGAGAGGGAGCGGTAGCCGAGCGTGCGCGACCACGCGCGCGACCTCAGCGGGTCTCCCTCTCCGAGGCGTATGAGCTTCACGAGGTCGAACGACAGGGCGCCGCCCGACCCGGTGTATGTCAGCGAGTCCACTCCTGCACCTTCCTCTTGGCCTGCCGCTCGGTCGGGAACGAGGGCGAGTAGTCGGCGATGGTGGGGCCTAGCTCCGCCCGGAGGGCCGACACCTCGCCGATGAGCTCCGTCAGCAGGACGATAACGTCATCGCGAGATTGCCCGGTGGCCCGGGCCTGAGACGCGGCGGTGCCGTATGTCGCGGAGCCGGTGAGCGCGGCGCTGCCCATGAGTGCCCGCGCCGCCGACGAGACGGCGGGCGCCCCGGATAGCATGCCGCGCGCGAAGTTCTGCGCGAGGTGGAGGCCCGAGGTCTCGCCGCCCTTCTCCCTTCCGGACCACGGCCCCTCCTTCGGGACGGAGAAGCCGATGGCGTTCTTCGCCGCCTGGGCGATGCTCGCGGCCGCGCTCGAGACCCAGCTGATTCCGGCGCTGATGCCGTTAGCGAAGTTGCTCGCGAGGTGCGAGCCCCACGTCCACGAGTCCCCGCCGCCCATGCTCGAGGCCGCGCTCGAGAGCCTGTCGGCGCTTGTGCGGGTTGCGCCGACGCCGGAGCCGATGCCGCTGGCGAAGTTGCTGGATGCGCTGCGGCCCTTGCCGGAAAGGTCGGACGGAGTCCCCGCGACGCCAGACGACGCGGAGCTCGCGAGGCTCAGCGCGCTTGCGGCGACGGAGCCGACGCCCGCCGCGAGGCCTGCGGACAGGCCGCCGGACGCCCCGCTTCCGGTCGCCTGCGCCTCTCCCGGGAGCCCGCTGATGCGATCGATGAGGGACTGTCCGAGCTGCCCTATCGCCCCGAGCGGGCCGGAGGTGTTGCCGCTGATGCCGAGGGACAGGCCCGCGTCCACGTCCGAGCCTATGCGGTAGAAGGCCTGAGAGGTCGAGTGCGACTCAAGCGTGTCCTTGGCCCGGTTGATGACGTCCTCGCCGAGGAGCGCCGCCTGCTCGTCTGAGAGCGTGCCGTTGGCGATGCCGTCGGCGAGGCCCTGGTCGATGTCGTGGCCGAGCAGCTGCGCGGCGGCCGGGACGTCCCCGCCCGTAAGCTGTAGGGCGATCATGGACAGCATGGTGTTGGTGGCGCCGGATGCGGTGAAGCTGTTGGATGTGATGCCGTCCGCCACGCTCTGCGGGAGGCTGATGCCCGCGCTGCTCATTTGGGACGAGACGCTCGACCAGTCGCCCGTTGCGGCGGCCTTGAGGATGCTCGTGGCGGAGTCCACGTCCACCTGCCCGCTCGCCATGCCGTTCGCGAGGGCGGTGGCAGCGTTGAGCCCCGCGTCCCCCATCTCCACGCCCATGCCGTCGAGCGTCGTGACGATGCTCTCTGAGGTGCCGTCCCAAGACGCCACGAGCTGGGCGAGCTGCTCGTCGCTGAGGCTCCGGAAGGTTGACACGGACACGCCCGCGTTGCTCAGGTCCGTGGCGAAGTCGTTGATGTCCCCGCCGACGGCGTTCATGGCCGTGGATACCGTCGAGCTCGCGAGGACCATGTTCCGCATGCTCGTGGAGCTGCCCTCCGCTATCGCCGCCTGAGCGCTCATGGAGGAAGAGACGTTGTCGATGGAGGTGTTGCACGCGTCGAGCGCCGCCTGCGCCTCCTCCACGGCCTTCGCCTCGTCCGAGTTGGCGAGGGCGTTCTGCCACGCGAGCTCTGCGGCCTCCTCGGCGTTCTGCGAGTACTGGCCGTATCGGCTTATGTAGTTCTCGATGTACTCGTCGCGCTCCTGCTGCTTGTCGTTGTACGCCTGCTGCGCCTGAGTGAGCGCGGTGATGTCCTCGGCCTGCTGCTGATAGAGCGCGGAGAGGTTCTGCTGCTGCGCGTCGATCTGGATCTGCTGCATCTTCTGGTCGATGTACGCGCCGAGCGACGCGGTCACGTCCTGAATCGCGCCGTTCTCGTCGGACAGGGCGCCGTTGGCCGCGTCCGTCACCTCTATCTGCGTGCCGCACAGGTCGTTCACGGTCTCGACGGCGGTCTTGAGGCGCGCCTGCGCGTCGGTGGACAGGTCGGACTGGTTTGCGTACTGCTGGATGGTCGAGTACGCCTGCTGAAGCTGGGCCATCTGGGCTGACGCGGAGACGTTGGTGTCGCTGATGGTCTCGGCGAGCTGTGCTTGGGACTCGAGCATCTCATCGACGTCCACCTTGGCGACGCCAGCCGACTGGCCGTAGCCCTCAAGCGCCTCCGCCCCCGCGTTGGACGCGCTCACGCCCTTCTCGGTCGCCGAGGTGAGGCCCTCGGTCGCGGCGGTGAACGTCCGCGCCTTCTCGTCGGCCTGCTGGAAGTAGGAGACCAGCGAGGTTATGGCGGTGATGGCGAGCACGGGTATGGCGGTCGCGAGGACAGCCTTGAGCGCGGTCCCGGCGACCGCTGCGGCCTTCATGGCGACGCTCTGGGCGGTGACGGCTGCGGTGCTCGTCTGCGCGGCCGCCGCCGATGCCTTGTAGCCCTCGACGGTGCCCTTGGCCGCGTCCGCCACGCTCTTGCGCTCGGCGACCTCCTTCTTGAGGTTCTCTACGAGCTCGGTGTTTGCCTTGGAGCCCTTCTGCTGCTCGCGCTCGAGCCTCTTGACCGACGTGCTGTAGTCCGATGTCTTCTTGTTGGCGTCGGTGACGGCGTCGATGTACTGCTGCACGCCGCCAGCCGCCTTGGCTGCGGGATTGCGCTCAAGGGCCTTCGCCAGCTTCTCGTTGCCCTGATACGCCTTGAGCGAGGCGGCGTTGGTGGTGGTGAGCGCGTCCGCGTAGACCGCTATCTCCTGCTTGACCCTGCCGTAGGCCGTCACGACCGACCCAGCGCCCTTGACGATGCGGCCGCCCACGGAGAGGACGGGACCGGCGGCGGCAGCCAGCAGCCCTGCGGACACGACCATGTTCTGGGTGCCCTCGTCAAGCTCGGAGAAGCCCTCGGCGGCGCCCTTCGCGGTGTCGGCCACGTCGCCGAGGACGTCCACAGCGACGGACGCGAACGGCAGCGCCGCCTCCTGAGCAGTCCTGAGCGCCGAGGTCGCCTTGTTCGCGAGGTTGTCGCTGATCTTGTCACCGGCGTCCTGAGCCGCGCCGCCGACGTCCGTGAAGGTGTCGTCCACGCCCGCGAGCGCCGTGATCATGGACATGGCGTTGTCCTCGCCGAGCGAGGACCACAGCTCGGAGGCTATCTGCGCCTTGGAGTACTCGTCCGGCATGGTGGCGAGCTCGCCCACGACGGCGTTGAGCACGTCCTGAGCGGAGGCGCCGCCCTCCTTGAAGGACTCGAAGGTCGCCTGGGTGCCCTGCGAGAACTGGGCGATGCCCTCCTCCATGCGCCCGTCCGAGAGCGAGGTCAGGAACTCGTTCAGGAAGTCACCGACCTTGTCGAGCTGGTACGCGCCGCCCTGCGCGCCCGCCTCGAGGAGCGAGAAGTACTGGGACGCGGACATGCCCGCGTCGGCCCAGCGGCCGGAGTACTCCGAGAGGTTGTCGCCGAGCTCCTTGGTGTAGTCGAGCCCACGCTGGGTTCCAGCGACCATGAGGTCGGTCGCCTCGGTCGCGCTGAGGCCGAACTTGTCCATGAGGACGTTCACGCCCCTGAGGCTCTCGGCGAAGTCGCTCCCATACGCCTGCTCGAGGGTCATCGCGCCCTCGATGGCGTAGCTCATGTCGGTCTCCGAGAGGTCGCCGAGGATCTCGCGCGCGCGTATCGCCGAGGACGCAATGGCGTCCATCGACTCGCCCCACCCGTCCTTGTAGAGGCCGCTCCCGACCTCCTTCAGCACCTCGGCGCTCTTTGTGGCCTCGCCGCACGCGGCGTCTATCTTGGAGCCTGCGGCGTCGAAGTCGGTGGCGGCGGCGATGGCCCCTGCGCCCGCAGCCGCGAGCGGGAGCGTCAGGCCGCGAGTGAGCGTGTCGCCCGCCCGCTCCATCGAGTCGCCGAGGTTGTAGATCTTGCCGCCCAGCTCTGCGGCCTTGGAGCCCGCCTCGACCCAGCTCTTGGACATCGAGCCCTCGGCGGCGGCGGTCTTCACCGCGAGCCGGTCGAGCGACTTCTCGGCCCGCTCTACCGCCGACCCGTTGTAGGAGCCGGATATGGCGATGGAGATGCTTGCCTTACCCATTGAGGTACTTCCTTATGGTCTGCTCGATGCGGCTCTCGACGGCCCTCTTCACGTCCTCCTCGTTGTCGAGGACGGCCCTCACGAGGGCGCGGGGCGGGTTGCCGGAGGGCACGCCGACCGGGAGGCCTCGGCGCCTCCCGGATAGGTAGAAGGCGCCCCGGTGCGCGAACTCGATGGTCCCGGCGCCGGGGTCGTCGCTCACGATGCGCACGCCGTTCGACATGGCCCGCATGGCCATGCTCGACGCGTACGCGCCCGAGTAGGCGATGGACTGGGCGTTGCTGCGGGCGTCGGCGAGGATGGGCTTGGCGTCCTCCTTCAGGCCGCGCTTGAGCTCGCGAGGGAGCTCTCGGTTGATGGCACGGAGGGCCTTGATCGTCTCGGTGAGGCCCTTGGCCTCTATGCTGAGCAGACCGCCCCTCATCGCTACCTCCCGCGCCTGAATATCCTTCCGACGCGCTCCCTGCGCGCGTCCCACTCGTCCTTCTTGGCCCGACCCTCCTTGGCGTCCATGACGAGGTCGAGCCACTCGCCGAACACGACGGGGTACTCGTCGCACAGCCTCGCTAGGTCATACGGCGAGCACCCCGTCTCCATGGCCAGCAGGGCTACTCGGGCTTCACGGCTAAAGGGGCGTCGGGCTTGTTGTCATCGATGAGCATGTCGAAGTAGTCGGCGATATGGCCGATGGCCTCCTCGACCTCCATGCCCTCGACGCCGAGCTCGGCGAGCTTCCCGGCGCGCTTGGCCGCGAAGTAGCCCCACGCGAAGTCGAGGCGCGTCGGGTTCGTCTTGCGCTCGGGCCAGCCCACCGCCTCGTCCTGTGCGTCCCAAAGCGCCTGACGCCCGCCGGGGATGACGATCTCCTCGCCGCCGTCGGTGGGGGTGAACTTGAAGGTGAACTTCATCTCGTGCTCCTTACTCGGTGATGTAGGACTCGACCTTGTTTACGACGGTGATGGTGATGGGCGTGCCGTCCGCAGAGGCGATGCCGATGTCATCTGCGCTGAACTCGATCTCAGCGGCGTTGCCCTCGGGGTCTACCTCGGGCATCTCGAAGTTCCACGGCACGTTCCCGAACTCGACGTCGAGCGTGCAGTTCTCGTCGTCGGTGTGCGTGAAGTGCCACGCGGCGGAGCCGTAGACGATCTTCGAGGAGACCTTGGTGCCGGTCGCCGAGCCGGTGAGGTTCTTGCGCATGAGCTCGAAGTCCTCCGGCACGACCGTCATGGCGACGGAGGTGTTGAGCTTGCCCTCGGCGAGGAGGCGCGGCACGACCTGACCTGCGGCGCGCTTGGGCTCGAGGTTGTTGGACAGCTCGAAGTTGCCCTGCGTGACCACGACCTCGATGGGCGTCTGACTCGCGGTGTCGAGCTTGAACGTGCCGTCCGTGGGCACGAAGTAGCCGTCGAAGCAGGAGGGTGACACCACGTCGCTCCATGACTGGAAGAGAGTTGCGTCGATTCCTGCGGCCGTGAGGCTGACGTCGAGCGGGGCGTTGCCCTCGAAGGAGAGGCCGAGCGTGTCCACCTTGCACCCGTCAACCTTGTGCACGGTCTGCTCGGAGGTGTCGCCGATCTGGCCCCAGAAGGACAGCTCGGGGAGGACGGAGCCGAGGGTGATGACGTGCTTGTGGTAGCCGCTCTTCCCCTCGACGGGGGTGGAGACCACGTTGCCCATGGCGGCGAGCGCGTAGAGCGCGAAGGAGTCGGCGTAGGCGAGCGTCTCGAAGTCAACGCCCATGTTGACCTCGGAGACGTAGGCGCCGTTGGCCGCGTTGGCGCGGAGGCCGCACGCCACGGCCTTGTTGTCGATGCTGCGCTCGGGGCTCACGAGGCCGCCGCCGGTGAGGCCGTGCTTGATGGTGGGTGTGCTCGGCGCCTCCCCGTCCTTGAGCGCCACGCCGAGCATGCCGATGGAAACGTTAATCATCGCTGGTCTCCTTCTTCCGTGCGGACGCCTTGACCGCGCCCTGCTCCTTGAGCGCCCTCACGAGGGCGTCGGGCGCCTTGACCTGAGCGCCCTTCTTGAACCGATACGGGTGCCCGTTGAAGAGCACCGAGACGTCCTTGGTGGCGATCACTTGACTACCTCCCTGAACTCCTGCGGGCACTTGCTGAACACGGTGCACTGCACGCCCACGGATGCAGCGGCCATGTAGTACTTGGAGCTGTCGGGCGCCGTCCCTGCCGCCTCGATGGACGGGAACGCGATGTCAACGCTCCTCGCGAGGCGCTGGTCCGCCATGACCGCCTTGAACACGGCGTCCACGTAGGAGAGGAGCGCCGCCGAGGCGGTGGACTGGTCCGCGTGGCGCGCGAAGCAGAGGACGTGGACGGTGAAGTCGAGCTGGCCCGCGCCGTTGGTCGCCTGTCCGCCCATGTCCGCGGTGTCCACGACGGAATCGACGGCGATGTAGAACGGGGGCTCGCTCGTGGGGAACCCGTCGTATACCTTCGGCTCCTGCACGCCCGGGTAGAGGTCGGCGAAGGCGTCGCCCACCTTGGCCATGCGCCGGTAGATCTCGTCGCGCGCCGCAAGGAACGTCACCATAGGCAGTTCGCCCCCCGCCCGAACTGCTCGATGGCGGCGTTAACCTCGGGGATGTCCGTGGCGCCGTCCTGACCGGCCGTGGTGAAGCGGATGAATCCCGCGTCCGTGCTCTCGCCCGTGGCCCCGATGGGGCGGTTCGACGGGCGGAGCATGTAGGCAGCGAGCTCCAAGGCGGCGCGGGACACCTGAGAGGGCACCTCGCCGTAGCCGTATAGGTACTCGACCCAGCACGGGAGGGGGTGGCACGCGGTGCGCGTCGCCTGACAGTCGCTCTCGAGCCGGTAGCCCTCGGTCAGCAGCTCGCTCACGTCGTTGTGGTCGAGCTGGAGGTACGCACCGCGCCCGTAGTCCTTCGTGCGCCCGATGCGGGTGACGAAGGAGCGGCAGGCGTTGCGCTCGATGACCTCGGTGGCCGCCTGACGCGCCTGGAACAGCTCCTCCTCGCTGAGCTTGTCGAAGTCGTCCTGCCCGTCGCCGTAGCCCCTGAGCGCGTCGAGCGGGAAGTAGTGGCGGGAGACCACCTCGCAGTAGGTGAAGAACATGGTCTCGCCGCCGAGCTTCCAGTCGATGCGCAGGAGGTCGGGGGCCTTCATCACGGGAAGCTCGACGGCGTTGTCCTCAACGGGGAGACCCTGCTCCCCGCCGAAGCGGGGGCGCAGGGTCGCGGAGTCGATCGAGGCGTCGGCCTCTAGCTTGAGCGTGATGGCCTCGGATGCCGCGACGCGGGTTGTCGAGTCCGGCGCTACGAGCATCACTCCTCCTCGTTCTCGGGCTTGGCCTTGCGGCGCGGCGCCTTGCCCTTGGGCTTCTCCTCCTTGAGGAGGCCGCGCTCGCGGGCCTCGTCGTCGGACATGGTCTCGCCCTTGTAGGCGACGAGGCGGCCGTCGCGCGTGACCCTCTCGGTGCTCGTGTACATGGCCCCTCCTTATGCGGTCTTGTCGAGGTCGGTCTTCTCGGCGTAGCAGAAGCCGTCGGGGCGGCGGACCTGAAGCGCCTTGGTCCACTCGGCGAGGATGGACAGCTCGTTCTTGATGAACTGGTCGTTGTAGTAGCCGATCTCCACCGAGACCCCGCCGTGGATGGCGCGGCGTCGGGCGGCGAAGGAGTCGTACACGAGGATGCCGGGGCAGTCGGGGTCTTCCACGACGGGCATGCCCCAGTAGATGTTGGTGCCGAGCGTCTGGTAGAGGCCCGTGGCGGTCTTGTAGAGGTCGATGACCTCCTTGATCTCGGGCGAGACGGCGACGTGCGTGGGGATGCAGAGGCCGTTCGTCATGACGAGGGTGCGCATCTTGCGGATGGCCTCGTAGTAGTTGCCGCCCATGGCGGTCTCGAAGGTCTGGATTCCGGTTACGTTGGTGATGCCCACGATTCCGGTGGAGCTGTCGCCGGTCCAGTACTTGGAGTTGGTCTTCATGTCGAGGTCGAGCAGGAGGTCGTGGTTGGTGACGTCCATCAGCTCGTCGTAGTCCTTGAGGGACTCCTTGGAGATGGGGACGTAGCCCGCGATGGTCTCCTTGTTGGCCACGGCGTCCTTGTAGGAGTAGAGCACGCGGCTCTTGGTAGCGGAGTTGCCGGAGGTCACGCCGCCCCACGTGTCCGGGGAGCCGGTCTGGGTGCTGCGCTGCTTGTAGCTGACGGAACCGGCTGCGGGGGCCTCGAGGAGGGTGTCCGCGAAGGTCTGGAACGGCGACTCGGGCTTGGCCGGGAGCTCGAGCTCGATCTCGGTGGGCGCGCCGACGGTGACGACGGTGGCGTCGTTGCGCGGGCCGACCTCGGCGGAGTTCTTGAAGCCGACCTCGACGCCGTGGAACTCGTCGCGGGCGCCGAAGATGCGCTCGGCGAAGGAGGCGTTCTGCGGCTTGGGCTTGGGCGCGTTGCGGAGCGCGTCCTCCATGTCGATGACGTGCTCGAGCGTGATGTCGAGCTGCTCGATGTGGCCCTGAATGACGAGGGCCTTGTCCTTGTCGCCGGAGTCGGCGGCGATGCGCTGCTCCTCGGCGAGTCGGTTGCGCTCCTGCCAGAGCTGCTTGGAAGTGATGACTGCCATTTCTACTCCTTTGTCTGGTAGACCCTGTTTCCCAGCACGAGGAGGCGGCTCCCCTCGTCCGGCTGCATGGTATTTGCGGCGTGAGATTTGTCCTCCGCCTCCCCGCAGATGCCCTCGGGGACGTGCTTGAAGCGGGCGAGGATGGCGCGGTCGATGGAGGCGGCGACGCGCTGGTCGGTCTCGATGACCTCGTCCGCGAGGCCCGCCTCCACTGCCGCCGCGCCGTCGTACCACGTCTCCGCGTCCATGGCCGCTCGGACGTCCTCGATGTCCATGCCGGAGCGGGCGGCGATGATGCCCGCGATCGCGGCGTCAACGGCGTCGAGGCGCTCCGCCGCCACGAGGAGCTCCGCCGAGTTGCCGCAGGTGTACGTCCACGCGTCGTGGATCATCAGCTGCGAGAAGTCGTTCATGATGACCTTGTCGGCCATGACGGCGATGTAGGAGGCCGCCGAGGCCGCGATGCCGTCCACGTAGACGGTCGTCTCGCCCTCGTAGCGCTGGATTGCCGAGGCGATGGCGAACCCCTCGTATACGTCGCCGCCGCACGAGTCGATGCGGACGTCGAGCGGCTTAGGGCTCAGGGCGTCGAGCGTGGCCGCGAAGTTCTTGGCGGTGTTGCTCGAGTCCTCGTCCCAGAAGTCCGCGCCGATGGTGCCGTAGAGGTACACCGTGGCGCGCTGGGCCTCATTCTTGATTTGGAACACTTGGGCCTCCAATCCCTGTCTGGCTCCCGTCCCCGGGCTCCGTTGGCTTCTCCTGATTGCTGGCGTTGAAGACGTTTACCGTGCCGTCCGGGTTGACCGTTCCGTAGTTGAGCGGGAACAGCGGGAGGTCGATTCCGTCGATGGGGTCGAAGTCCTCGAGGTCGCGCACGTCGTGACGCGTGATGGCGCCGAGGTAGCCCATCTCTCGGTAGTACTGGGTGCGCGCCGCGTCGTCGCCGCGCATGAGCCCCTGCGTGCGGAACTTGGCCTGTGCGTTCGGGAGCCCACACGCCCGGAGGACCGGGACGAGAGCCATCTCGATCTGGCGCACGTCCGGGATGATGGTGTCTGTCACGTAGTCGATGCTCGACTGCTGCCCACCGGCGTAGGTGGTCTGGTCGCCGTCGTAGACCTTCCAAGGCGGCACGTTGCACGCTCGGCACACCTGATGCAGAACCCACTTCTGCTGCTCGATGACCGAGGCGTCCTTCATGGTCTGCTGGTCGGCGACCCACTTGGCGCCGTACCCGAAGATGGGCGCCCGCCCCGCCTCGTCCACGCCGCTCTTCATGTCCACGGCCCTGCGCAGGGCGTCCAGCTTCTTCTTGTCGTTGATTGCGTTGCCATCGGGCAGCTCGACGTGGCCGAGGTGATGGTTGCCGTTGCGGAGCATCGAGCGGTAGAAGCGCTCGAGGTCGAGGGAGAGCCCGATCTCCTCGGCGGCCATCTTCGCGAGCGAGTAGCCCTTGATGCCGTCCTTGGTCACGTGCGTGGAGATGTTCACGATCTCGTCCGTGAAGTACGTCCCTGCCGGTACGTGCTTGTCGCCGGCCGAGACGGTGTAGGTCGTGCGCCTGCCCTTGGGGGCGTCGGGGTTGTAGTTGTGCGTGACGGCTGCGGTGACAGGCCAGATGGCCTCGATGCGCCCACGGTCCCACTCGATGAACCAGTACGCGTTGCCGAATGTGTCGCGGCGGAGCACCGTCCACGCCATGAGCGCCGGTGCCGTCATCTCCTCGTTCGGCATGCCGTTGAGGAGCCTCACCAGAGCGTGGTTGTTCAGGCGCTCGGAGCCGCTGCGGCGGTGGTTCACGACGCTGAACGGGAGGCTCGCCATGGAGCGGGCCTTTGTCTGCTCGCACGCCGCGTAGTCGATGGACATGAGGGCGCCGTAGCCCGCCGGGGTGGGCGCGAAGCCCGGAGGGAGGTTGACCCTCACAACGTCGGAGGGGTCGGGCTCCTCCCCGCGCTTGTACCACATGTTGTAGAAGCGTCCCATGCTGCCCCTTTCGTCTGGCGGCATGGTACGGGCGGCGTGAGATTAGTAGATCTCCGGCGCGTCCTCGCTCCCCGACACGAGCTTGTCGTAGGCGAGGGCGGCTATCGCGAGGGCGATTGCGCCGTCTATCTTGGACTTTCGCGAGTCCTTACCGAATCGCGTGCCGTAGGGCTCGCGCTCCTCCTCGACGGTGTTCTCCAAGTGCTGGCGGAGCTTCCTCTGCCCCTTGAGCTTGAGGCGCCCGTCCTTCACGAGGTTCATCACGATGGAGGTCGCCTGGCACATGGTGGCGTTGTTCTGCACGAAGGAGACGGTGTCGATGCCGTACACGTCTTCGAGCTGGCTGCTCATGACGATCATGCGGTTCGGATCGATGCCAACGACCTCCGGCCAGTGCTCTTGGCACACCCCGGCTATGAGCTCCATGATCTGGTTCAGCGGGTAGTGCCCGGTGTCCTCGTCCGGCGTGTCGAATATCCAGCTCTTGGTGTAGCCGACCATCTTCCCGCTCTTGTTCGGGCGCTCCTGATAGGCCACTATCGCGTAGGAGTCTCCCGCCGTGGCGCCGTCGATTCCGATGGTGTAGGGCCGCTCGAAGTCGAGCCTGTTGACGCCGCGCTCGCACCGGTCGAGCTGCGCCGTGGTAAAGCACGAGTACGCGTCCCTGTACGACGGGAATCGGTTGGCGGTGTAGCGCTCGAACGACCTCTTGGACGTGGCCATGCCGCGCTGGTCTTGGATGCTCTCCCACGTGACCCACGAGGCGCACATGAGCGGCTCCCAGCTCTCGCGCTTGTCGATGTCCTCCTTGTCATCGAGGCCGAGCCAGTAGAGGTACATGCCGGGGTCGTCGTCGGCCTTCTGCAAGGTCTCCCACAGGAAGCCCTCGCGCGCGTCCGCTGCGGTGGTGATGCCGATGGAGAGCGGGTTCCAGAGCACCTTCTGTCCCTTGAGTCCGGCGTCCCACACCCTGTTGTCCTTGTAGACGTGGAGCTCATCGAATACGAGAACGTTGAAGTGCCACGATTCAAGGGCGTCCGGCTTGTTCGGCAGCACCATGATCTTGGCGCCGGTCTCGCGGTGGGTGATGACGTCCTTGCCTATCTCCCACTGGTCGCGCCACGTGTCGTTGAGCTTAATCATGGTGGCAATCTTCTCGAAGATGTTGCGCACCTGGTCCTTGCTCGACGCAACCACGCCGTACTGGCCGTTGTGTATGACCTCCATCGTGGCCACGGTGAGCACGATGGCCGCCGCGAGCTCGGTCTTGCCGTAGCCGGACGGGAGGCCGATTATCACGCGGCGGAACCGGCGCTTGAACCTTCCGCCCTCCATGCTCCCGGTCGCGAATATGGGCTTCCAGATGTTCTCGCGCTGAAACGGCTCGAGCAGGAACGGCTTCCCGTAGTAGGAGTCGTTCGACACGTGGTGGCACATCGATGAGAGGCACCTCTCGTAGTCGCGGGCCATCACTAGGCCCTCGCGCGAATACGCGGTCTCAGTCCTCCTCATCTACTACCACCTCGACCTCCGGCAGCTCGTAGGCGGCGTCGATGGAGCGGAACATGGCGGCGGTGTCGGCTGCGGTCTTGGTCGCGGTGGCATCCATGAGGCCGATGCGCGAGCGGGCAAGCGGCGAGAGGCCGAGCATGTCCGAGAGCGCGCGAATCTCCGAGCTGGCCTCCTTGAGGATGGTGAGCGCGGGGCTCTTGCGCACCAGCGGCACCTCGCGGCCGTCCGGCGTCTTGAAGGGCTTCACGCCAATCTTGTCGAATATCGCTATCTTGCCGTCCTCGGAGTGGATGGCCTGCTCCGCCTGATGCGCCACGGCGTGCCAGTAGGTGAGGAGCCTGAGCGTCGGGATGTCCTGCTCGGTGAAGCTGTTCACCGGCGGGGCAATCCAAGCCCATATCTCGCTCTGCACGGGGTCTTCGGCTATGTCGGCTGGCATGACGACGCCTGACGAGTCCCGCGCGGCGAGCCCGTAGGAGTCGGAGAGGCCCCGGCGTATGGCGTTGTGCTTCGGCTTGGCGCCCTTCACAGCTCCTCACCCCTCAGCGCGTCCTCTATCCTCTTCGCCGCCCTGCGGAGCCTGAGGCACAGGGGCGCCGTGGTCAGCATCGAGGCGCGCGAGAGGTCGCTCGCCACGGCGTGGGCGCGCTGGACCACCTCTAGCACCTCGTCATCGGTCATGGATGCGGACGGGGCGGGCGCCTGAAGCTCGCCCGTGTAGGCGTAGCCTCTGGCCGCGCGCGATCGGCACGTGGCGGAGCAGTACCGCGCCGTGCTTCGCTGGGCCTTGAACTCCCGCCCGCATATCTCGCATCGCTTAATCACCTAGGCTTCTCACCAACTCGACCTCTCTGGGAGAGAGCTCCCATTTTGTTGCCGCTGCACGCTCTGCCGCTGCACGCTCTGCCGCTGCACGCTCTGCCGCTGCACGCTCACTGAGCAGCAACCCCCCCCCCGTAGATTGCCGCTCCTGATTCCTCTTGAGAGTCGAGCTTTGAGATGGGCAGGCAGTCTGACCGTCGAACCTCGAACTCAACGCCGTACTTGCTCCATCGCCCCATCATGGCGGCGGTTATGACCTCATCGGGATACTCGTAGTTGGGCAGGTCGGTGGTTTCGCGATCTCGTATCTCATCGACCTTGGCGTCCACGATCTCACGAAGGTCTGGGACTGTCTTTGCAACGACATCTCCGCCGTAGCTCGTCACGAATGACGTGTTCACGCTCGCGCCGTTCTCGTAGATGATCTTGCACCCGCATATCAGGTGGCATGTCTTCATCGCGAGACGCCTGGAGCCGAACCCTGTCAGCGTCGGGCAGAAGAGGAAGAACGGGACGCCGTTCTCGACGTAGAACTCGCATATCTGCGTGAGGATGGAGAACGGCGGATTGTCCACGACCACCTTGCCGCCGCTGTAATCGAACTTCTCGTAGTCGCCTCCCGGATAGAACGGTCGCACTACCTTCGCTGGGTCGATGTTGTATTCGGAGCAAGCCCAGTCCTTTATGACCTCGTAGATCTCTGGCGGCGTGTAGCAGTCATCGGTTGTCTTCTTCGGCTTGAACTTCTCCTCGAAGGCAAGGCTCTCTTCGGTGTCCTCGGCCATGGAGGATAGGTCAGAGAAGTCGATGGAATCGCCGAATCCGAAGTCCGCCATGTTGAACTCGCCGCACAGTGTGTCCAGCTCATAGGCGAGCATGGAATCGTCCCAGCCGGTCATCATCGTGGTCTGGTTGTCCGCGAGCGTGAGGGCGCGGCGCTGGGCGTCGGTGAGGTCGTCGCACGACACGCACGGCACCTTCTTCAGGCCGAGGTTCTTGGCGGCGGTGATTCTGGCGTGGCCCGCTACCACCTCGGGGCGCCCGTCGTCGTTGCGCCACACGATGCAGGGCGCGCGGAAGCCGAACTCCCTGATTGACGCCTCAACGGCGGCGATCTGCTCGCGCGTGTGCCTCTTGGCGTTGTTTTCGTACGGAACCAGCTCTTCTATCGGGATTTCCTCGATTTTCAGCTCGGTTTCTCGCATAAAAAGCCTCCTTCCAGCGTGTGAAAGGAGGCTATATCGGCCGTGAGATTTAGCGTTGCGTTTTCGGGCCTCTTAGCGTTGCGCCCGCGTCCAGACCCCCCGGACCTCCAATTTCGTGGCGATAGATGCGTGGGAGGGGCGCGCGGGGTATGAGGAAGCGTTTCTGGTTTTCGGAGGGGCTAGGGGGTCTCCCTCCTGAGCCTTGCGTCCTTGGTGCCGTGGCAGCTCTTGCAGAGCAGCTGCAGGTTTCCTGGGGCGTTCGTCCCTCCCTTGCACAGCG